TTAGGGGGTACTTCCAGGGGGGACAGCCTGGCCCATTTGTGGACGCGGGGCGAAGGCTGCGGAGATCCCAGCAAGGAGTTCTTCGGGACGATTATCTACCACGTGAGAATAGATATTGAGGGTCATCTGCACAGTGGCATGGCCGGCGAGATACTGGATCTTCTTGATGTCCAGTTTCCCGGAGGCACAAAGCCCGGTAATGTAGGTATGACGCAGTTGATGGGGGGTGCAGTGGAAATCCAGGGAGCATACAATCGCGTGGTTTGTGGTCTTCTCCCCAAGGGCGCGGGTTACCGGTATATTGTGGCGGTGCTCCCGGCTCCAGCGATGGCAGGTGCCGGCGGTGCGGTTTTCGACAATCTCCCACAAGCGCCGGAAGGACTGGCTGCTCCGAGGGCCGCCCTGTGAGTTGGGCACCACGAAGTCATAGGGATTCTGGATGCGCCACGAGAGCAGATGCTCATGGAGCTGAGGGGGCAACGGGATTTTTCGCCGGGCGGCCTTAGTTTTCAGCTTGCTATGTACGACAGCTCTATTCCCTTGGAAGGTGCAGACGCGCTCTACCTCCAGGTAGGGCGCCAGGCCGGAGAGGTGTACGCAATCCCACTCTAGGCCCAGAATCTCCTCTTTACGCAGGCCGGCGCGCAGGGCCAGCAGCACAAAGGTGAGGGCAGGGGTTCCGCTGACAGCCTGTATGAGCCCCTCCTGCTGACGGGTGGTAAGCGGCACCTTTTCCTCGGCCGGCCTTCCGCCGCTCTTAACATGCTCGGCGGGGGAGCTCCGCAGCAGGCCATCCCGCACCGCAGAGGAGAAAAGCTGCTTCAAGGTGCTCACGATCTTACCATGGAGGGAGCTGCTGACCCCAGCCCGGGACGCCATGAAGAGATCCACATCGGCTGAGGAGATCTCACGGAGCAGCCGGTTTCCACCGAGGCCGGGAAGTATGTGATTGTTGATCGCGTTCCGGTAATCGTTTTTGCGGGACTCGGAGAGTCCGGGCAGACGGCGGGCACACCACTCGATCGCGTACTCGGCCAGGGTTGGATTTTCGGCGTGATACTGATTTTCCTCGATGTCCTGGCGCAAGGTAGCCACCCGCTTGCGCAGGGTCTCCTTGTCTTTGGCGTAGAGATCCTTTTTCCGACCGTCGGGCAACGTGATGCGCTTGCGGTATTGCTGCTTTTTCGAATCATAATAAAATTCCGGCAGATTACGTTTTGGCATAAGAACTCCTTAACGCTTGGCAGGGCTGACAATCATCTCAGGTGTGGTGAGGCCCCAAGAGACCTGCAGGACGGCGCTCTGCTCCAGCGTGAGCTCCTGACGGTAGACCCCGCACTCCACCAGGAGGCGGCAGGCAGGGGCCTCCAGAGACGCAGAGACGCTGCCGCCGGGGCCGATACTGCCCAGGAGCTGCCCGTCCACATAGACGGAGACGCCGGTGCTGGCGAGTTCATTGTTGACCTGCATTACGGTGATTTTCATGGCGTTCACTCCTTGATATGATACAAATGTTCGATTTCTGGCGTTTTAAGAGACCGGGGCCGTGGCCCCGGCTCTATTTAATGGCACTATTCGGGACGTATAACAGAAGGCGGTGTTTCGCGGACGGAATTGTATAACTCTTCATCGTATGGAGTTACAACGAAATTACGTCCGCTTGTGTAGGTGTAACATACATTCCCAAATGTCGCACGCGTAACATTTTCTGTTAGCTGCGCCTCTCTATGGGGTTCCCCATAAATGCCCAAGACATCTTCGACCTCTTCTTCCGCTCCCGGCGTAAACAAATGAATGAGAGCGCGAATATATTGCCCATTTTCCTCGGCCATCGTTTCATCTTTGGAATAGAGTGAGAGTTCAAGCTCATGAATATATCCAATCCAATCTTCTTGACCGCCAAAGGAAAGCTCAGGTTCGCTAAAAACATGCAATAGTATTTTCCAGGTCTCTCCGTTTTGCGATAGATAAACAGTTCTGTCACTCCCGGAATCAATTAAACGCAGGGAGGGAGCGAGATCTTCTATAACAGCATTAAGTTCCTCAAGAAACTCCTGAGACTCCAATGCAAAATATTGATTGTGCTCAGTTCCTACGATGGGATATGATACAGTGAAATCACTAACATTTTGAGAACAACCCATCAAAAAGAGAAAAAGCGAGAGAGGGAGGACAAAAAACTTTTTCATCCAATTATCCACCTTTTGTGTCCAACTTGGACACTTTTTTCGCTTGCAATTATAGAACATCTGTTCTATAATTGCAACTACAATCGCTACAAATAGGAGGGGCGGATATGACTGCTTGGGAAGTGCTGTGGCGCTGTGGGATCTCTGAGCTGCCGGTTGACTTAGGACAGGTGTGCCGCAGGCTTGGCCTGGGGCTGTACTCCTACACACAGGGGTATGAGCTCCTGCGCCGGTACAACCTGGCCCAGCATGTCCACGGGGCGGACGGCTTCCTGTTCCGAGAGGAGGACGGGCCGCTGGCGGCCATCTTCTACAGGCCCGAGCAGAGCCAGGGCCGCCGGTGCTTCACCATCGCGCACGAGATCGGCCACTTCGCGCTGGGGCACTGCCCCGCCGGGGGCAACACAGTGCGCCGCTCGGAGGCGGACAAGGACAGCCCCCAAGAGCGCGCGGCCGACCGATTCGCCTCCCAGCTCCTGGCCCCCTCCTGCGTCCTGCGGGGCCTGGGCCTGCGCACCCCCTTTGCCATCGGGCAGAGATGCCGCCTGAGTCTCCGCGCCGCCGAGGTGTGCGCCTCCCGCATGGAGCGGTTGCTGGAGCTGGACGCCCAGTACATGGCGGAGCGCGGCCGCTCCTACTTCTTCCGCTCCCCCTGGGAGTGGAGGATCTATCAGCAGTTTGAGCCCTTTATCCGTTCTACAGCTCCTCGTCATCCAGGTATGGCATGACATCAATGACCTTGCGCAGCGCCTCCATCTGCTCCTTGGTGTACGTCCGCTTGACGGCCTTGCCGTCGCGGCCCAGGATAATCGCATTTACCAGCTCGTCCTCGCTCTTCGGAGCGGGGGCGGGCTTTTCTTTTTTGCCCGTGAGGAGATATTCCACAGTGGTACCTAAGACGTCAGCAATTTTAGAGAGATATTTAGAATATGAGGCTGATTTCCTGCGGCGCCAGTTGCTCGCAGTATCATCTGACACCCCTACTAGCTTAGCAAACTCCTGTTGTTCAATAGGCATTTTGTCAAGCAAATCGAAGATGCGGTCTACAGTATCCATGGGGCACACCTCACAGACGTAAAAATTTCGGTTCCAGTTTTGTGTAAAAGCCACAAAAGCGAAATTTTTTCGTTTTTGTGATTGACAACCGAAGAAACTGCGGTTATGATTTAACCACAGGTAAACCAGAGGGCGCGGCAACGCCCACAGACAAAGATTAGGGAATGATAAAGATGTTTTTGCGTCCAGAGCCTGATGTGCCTATTCGAGTCCTTGATATAGGATTCCCGGCTAGGAACCCCGATGCCGCCCCTGTTGAGAGGCAGAATAAGCGACATCCCGGTGGAGACGGGCAGAAAAGTCGGCGAGATATCCGGTCAATTCATGTATGTCTGGGGTGCCAGACTGCCGATAGGAAAGAGCCATCTTTGTCAGTAGCTGTAGGTGGTGTGATATTTCTGCGGACGCATAAAGCGCAGCGGTATGGGTTGCAACGACCAAAGAAGTGCTTCCAGTTGGAGGATCGTTGTAGATATAACGTACTAAGGCATCAAAGTACTGCTCATAAGCATCGGACATCTTCTGAAAATAGGCCGCTTTTAACTGAGAGGCCCGCTCATGGTAAGCGGTGAACACGACACCGAGAACAGAAATAATAGCTACTACATAGGGGGCAAGTTCCTCTGCCAAAGTTAAAAGGGTAGTAGGCACGTCAATCACATCCGCTTACATTACACTTCTGGTCAAATCTATCATACCACAACGGACAGTCTCGAACAACACCAAATTTAGAGGGGGTGAAGGGGTGAGGATCTGCGAGTTGATGGAGCAGAGGGGCATCCAGCGCATCCAGTTGGCCGACGCCATGGGAGTGTCGCCTTCCTGCATTACCAAATGGGTGCAGGGGACGGCGCTGCCAAGCGCCGACAAGCTGCCCCGGCTGGCCGCCGTCCTGCAATGCAGCATTGACGCCCTCTACGGCCGTGAGCCGCCTGGGGACGGAACCGGGGCCGCAAGCTGAGAAAGGAGTTACTTATGTTTTGCACACCGGAGCAGCGGCAGATTGGCCGCTGGATTGAGAACCGTTATGACATTGACAAGGTGCAGTGCGCCGAGGCGGTCACCAAGAACACGGTGCGCCTGACCCTTCAGGGCCATGAGCCCACCATCCTGATCCTCCGCCAGAACGGGCGGGTGGACCAGATCCCCGAGGCGGCGCTTTTCGAGGAGGCCGTCTGACCTCATGCTTATATTGTACCCCCAGGGAGGAGTGATTACCATGCCGCAGGACAAGCGGAATATCTATAAAATCGCCCGCGAGGCGAAGGGTTTGACCCAGGAGGCAGCCGCGGAAAAGCTGGGTATCTCGGACAGCTCCATCCGGGCCTATGAAACCGGCCAGCGCATCCCACCCCCGGAGGTGGTGGACCTGATGGTCATTGCCTACGACAGCCAGCTCCTGGGCATCCAGCACCTGCGGGCCAGCGCCGACATGGCGCGGAGCATTGTGCCGGATATCCGAGAGGTGCGGCTCCCGGAGGCCATCATGGAGCTGCTGGACCGGGTATATGGCTTTGTGGACGCCCACCGGGACCGGGAGCTGCTGCGCATCGGCAAGGACGGCATTATCGACGATCAGGAGCGCCCCATCTTCGACGCCATCGTGGCGGAGCTGGGCGACTTGGTGGAGGCCGCCATGGCTGTGCGCTACGCCAAACAGGGGCGGATCGGGAAGGAGGGAACAGACCGATGACTTGGCTGACAAAAAAGCAGGTAGCGGATCGGCTGGGGTGCTGTACCAAGACGGTGGAACGTCTCATGCGTACAGGGGACTTGCCCTATTATCGTCCCAGTCCCCACATTATCCGCTTCGATGCACGCGATATTGAGGCCCACCTGGAGCGGAGCCGGATTCGCATTGAGAAAAAGCCGGAGCCCTCTTACCGGAGATTCCACTATGTGCCGGGGCAAAAGGTGGTGTAGGTATGCTCCTAGAACTCAGCAAGCGGCGGCGGGGCGAGCTGGGCCCGTATGACGGGGAGCTGATTGCCCTGCACATGGTGCCCAAGACCTCGGCCCGCAGCGAGCGGTATGTCGTCGGTCGGCTTGAGGTCGTGGCCGGGCGTACCTGGATGTCCGGAGGTGGCAATACCCTGTCGCCGGCGGAGATGCGTAAGCGATATGACCTCTGGTGGGTTCGGTTGCCAGAGGACGATACCAGGTCGTATCCGTAAAGACATGATTGGAGGTGATGGCACATGGCCGATATGATTAGACTCCAGCGGAGCGGCGGCTATACTGTGCTGCCCAACGGTATCCTGCGAGATACCAACCTATCACTCAAAACCAAGGGGCTGTTTGCCATCATCCTCTCACTGCCGGAGGGGTGGGACTACAGTGTGGCCGGGCTGGCTACGGTGGCCGGCTGCGGCCGGGATGCCATCCGGGGCGCTCTCAAGGAGATGGAGACCGCCGGGTACCTTACTCGGATGCGCGCCCACGGAGAGGGCGGCAAGTTTACGGGCGTCGTCTACACCATCCGGGATGTGGCGGCACCATTGTCGGAAAACCCGACAATGGATGAAAACGCACCATTGTCGGGAAAACCGACGACGGAAAACCCAACATCGGAAAAACCGTCGTCGGGAAATCCGACGCAATTAAATAAAGATCCATCTGGTAAAGATCTTAGTAATACCCCCCTACCCCCCACAGGGGGCGGTGTGAAAGCGCCAAAGTCAAAGCTCAGGCGCAGACGGGCCCCCAAGTCAGAACCGACCTGGCGGCCGGATAAGTTTGCCGGCTTTTGGATGGCCTACCCGCGGGATGAGGACAGGGCCAAGGCGGTGGAGCAGTGGGATGCCCTGCCCGGGGACCAGGGGCTGATGGAGCAGTACGGCTCGGAGGATGCCCTGCTCCACGACATCGCGGTTGGACTCAAGCGGCACCTGGATTGCGAGGACTGGCGGGAGGGCAGGGGCATCCCCTACGCCTTCCGCTGGCTGCGGGACCGCAAGTGGCAGGAAAAGCGAAAGACCGCCCAGGCTTTGGGCTCGGACAGGCCCCCGGGGGTGACGTATGGCTGGAGATAACAACACCCTGTATGAGCAGGTGCTAGGCGCGGAGCAGAGCGTGATCGGCTCCATGCTGATTGACCCGAAAACCGTGGGGCTGGTGGTGGCGGAGCTATCTGAGGAGGATTTCAGCCTGGAGGCAACCCGTAACCTTTTCCGTGCGTTCCGGAAGCTGTACCTGGAAAACCGTATCATGGACCCGGTGACGGTGCTGGCAGCGATCGGGCCGCAGGACGCCTCCATGCGCAGCTATGTCATGGAGCTGATGGACCGCACCCTAACCCCCGCAAATATCGCGGAGTACATAGAGCAGGTGAAGCGGGAATCCCTGCGGCTCCGGCTGCAGAATATCGGCCGGGAGCTGCTGGAGAGGCTGAGCAACCCGGAGGACGCTATGCCGCTGCTTATGCGGGGGATGGAGCTGTTGTCCGGGCAGAGGCAGGATGACGAGGCTGACATGGAGCGATCCATCCTGGACTTTTACGAGGATCTAAAGCACGAACCGGAATACCTCCCCTGGGGCTTCCCGGAGCTGGACGAGGGACTGTACGTTGAGCGCGGGGACTTTGTCGTGCTCGCCGGCCGCCCCTCCGACGGCAAGACCGCCCTGGCCCTGCATATGGCCTATGCGCAGGCCCAAACGCTCAACGTGGGATTCTTTTCCCTGGAGACGGGCCGGAAAAAACTGTTTTCGCGCCTGATGTCCTCTGTGTCCAGGGTACCCGGCCCGGCCCTGAAACGCCGGAAGCTCTCGGAGGAGGAGTTCAGCTTGATTGCAGCCGGGGCCGGTGAGATACGGCCTAGGAAGCTGCGGGTCATAGAGGCGGCCGGATGGACGGTGGATCAGATTGCCGCCCGGGCCCTGGCCCGGAAGCTGGATGTAATCTATATCGACTACCTGCAGCTTATCCGGCCTACTATACGGGGGCGGGCCAGCCGCCAGGACGAGGTGGCGGATATCTCGCGGGCCCTGGCCGTCCTGGCCCGCACCCACAAGATCACGGTTGTGGCGCTGTCCCAGCTCTCCCGGCCGGCGGATAAGACCAAGCGGCGTCCTCCGGTGCTGGCCGACCTGCGTGAGAGCGGGCAGATTGAGCAGGACGCTGACGCGGTGATGTTTGTCTGGCGTGAGGATGAGCAGAACAGCAACGCCGAGCGAACCCTGTCCCTGGCAAAAAACAAGGAGGGACAACTGAACAACTGGCCCATGGTGTTCCGGGGGGAAATCCAGAGGTTTATCCCGATCACCTCACCCGGCGGCACGACCATGGCAAAGAAACGGCAAGAGCCGGACTACAAACAGATGGGGTTCCACGAAATCACAGGTGATGACTCGGAGCTCCCATTCTGAGCAAGGAGATAGAGCTATGCGTACTATCGCTATCGTGAATCTCAAGGGCGGCGTCGGAAAGACCGTCACCGCCGTCAATGTGGCCGCCATCCTGGCCACCGAGTACGGCCAGCGGGTGCTGCTCATTGACGCAGACCCCCAGGCCAACGCCACCCAGTCCCTGCTCCCGCCGGGGGAATATAACACCCTGGCCGGGCTGCTGACCATCCCGGACGCCTACTACGACGACCTGCTGTATCACAGCAGCATCCGGGGCCTGGACGTACTGCCAGCGGACGACGATCTGCGCAGCTTGGATCTGGCGCTGCTCCAGGGAGAGCAGCCAAACCGACAGGCCATCCGCGGGTTGCGGGATGCGCTGACGGAGGATGACGCCTACGACACAATCATCATCGACTGCCCGGCCGCACTCTCCGTATCCTGCGCAGCGGCCATCGCCGCCTCCACCGACGTGGTGATCCCCATTAAGCTGGATGGATACTCCCTTCGCGGCATGAATGAGCTGACTACCCAGATTGAGCGCCTGCGAAGCATCTACTCGGATGTCCACGTAGCGGGGTGCCTGATCACCCTGTGGTATCGGAGCGACAAGATTGAGGAGGGGGAGATGCTGCTTCGGAAACAGACTCCTGTCCACGTCTTTGCCAGCCGTATCCGCCGCAGCCCCAAGGTGGACGGCTCCACCATGGAGGGGGAGCCGGTGGTGAGCTGGTCGCCCCGCTCCGCAGCGGCCCAGGACTACCGGGCCTTCGTGGCGGAGTTCCTGGGAGAGGGGGTGGGCGAATGAGCCGGTTTGATATCACCCAGGCTTTCCAGCAGGCCGTCCGGACTGCCGCCCCAGCAGAGCGCACCATTGAGACCATCACGGGGGATATCCTGGAGGCCAAACGCAGAGGCGGCGAGGCCATCCTTACCATCGGCCGGTGCCTGGTCGAGGCCAAAGAGTTGCTGCCTCACGGGGAGTGGCTGCCTTGGCTCAATGAGCGGGCGGAACTGTCCGAGAGAACGGCTCAGAAGTTTATGAGACTGGCTCGTGAGTGGTCAAATCCGAATACGTTGGCGGATTTGGGCGCCTCCAAGGCGCTGATGCTCCTAGCCCTGCCGCCAGAGGAGCGGGAACAGTTTGAGACGGAGCACAATGTCATCGACATGAGCGCCCGCCAGCTGAGACAGGCGCTGAAAGACCGGGACGAGGCGCAGAAGGCCGCAGAGCAGGCCAAGGCTGACGCGGCAGTTGCTGAACAGGCCCGGGCCAAAATGGAACAGGATATGGTCGCAGCGAAGGGATGCTTGGAAGCGGCCAGGGAGGAGGCGGATTTAGCTAGCAGCCGGGCGCGAGCGCTGGAGGAAAAGTTGCGTATGCTCCAGGAAAGGCCGGTGGATGTGGCCGTGGAGACCGTTGTGGATCAAGACGCCATTGCTAAGGCCCAGAAGGAGGCTAGAGCGCAGGCGGTAGCCGAGATGCAGGCTGAGCTGGACAGGGCCAAGGAGGCCAGGGACAAGGCTGATGATAAGCGTAGGCAGGCGGAGGCCTCGGTGGAGACCCTGAAACGGTCTTTGGAGGAGCGGGCCAAGACCGAAAAGAAGGCCGCCCTGGGGGCGGACAAGGATCTAGCTCAGTTTGAACTGCTTTTCCAGCAGACTCAGGAGACGGCCAACAAGATGCACGGCATCCTGCTGAAGGTTCGGAGCCGGGATGAGGACGCCGCCGGGCGGCTGGTCAAGGCCCTGCGTGCTCTGGCGGAAGCCGTTGGGAGGTGCGCGGAATGAGTCTGGAAGCGATCCGTATGCTGCGGGAGCAGCAGAGCCAAGTAAAGGAGAGATCCCCCCAGTGGATGGTGGCCGAGCAGTTGATGGATATTTGCCGGGCGGAACCAGAGAGCGCCGAGCTCATCGCTCAGGATTTGGGTGTGGAGGCCATGTCCATTACAGAAGCGGAGAAAAAACTGAAGGCTTATGCCGACAGTCACAAAACTGGCAACTTCTCCTGTGTTACTCCGGCAGAGGCTGACCGCATCCTGCGGGAGTTCTATGGACTCCACTTCCCCTCTGGTTCTACAGAGTGGGGAGGGGGACTGGGCCTGGACCTGGCAGACTTCTGGGAGTGACCGCTATGAAGGACGTGAGGAAACTGGTGCCCCGCACCCCGCCGGAGGGCCTGCTGGAGTGGGCGGCTGGAGCGAAGGAAAAGCTGGACGAAGACGTGCTGCTGATCGAAACCGAGTGGGCCGAGGATTACCGCCTGGAGGTCATACTGGACGAGTGGGCCCAGCGGAAGAAGGTGCGGGCCATTCGGGCCACCTGCTCGGCCTGTACGGAGAGCGGCCTGCTGTGGCGGAATCGGGACGGTCGTGGGGAGTGGGGCTTTTTGCACCCGGACTCCTGGACGGAAGGAGAGGGCGGGGACGTGTGCGTGGACGGTGATAGGACCACCTGTCCCTTCTGCGGAGCAGAGGTGACCGTCCGTAAGAAGGCCGACGCGAAGCGCAAGGGCTACCTTGTGGCGGGAGAGGCGCGCTGTATGAGCGCCGCAGTGGTGGGGCGGGACCAGCTGCTGGTTCTCACCGGCTGGGTCATACAGCGGAGGATTACTGCGGCGGCAGGGCGGGAGCTGACAGCGATTCCGGCCGAAGCATATGTATTCAGCGCCGACGACTGCGCCCAGCTGGTGGGCTGGACGAACGCTTATAGCGGCACGGCGGGATACTTCATCCAATACAGCCGGTCGTGGAGGCAGCCAGGGGACTGGCATGAACGGTGGGGAGAGGAGGAGAATATCTATGGCCTGACTCCGGAGCTGGTCGCTTCAAGCTGCCTGCCACATTGTAAGCTGGTGGAGTATATGGCGAACCGAATACCGATGGGGTGGAGGTATCCCGTGGCATATCTCCGTTTATATCAGAAACACCCGAACGTAGAGAGTATCCTGCTCCACGGACTGCCCCCGGTGCTGGACGAACTGATCACAGAGCAGACCGACGGGGCGGACTGGAGTGAGAAGAACAGAAAGGCGGAGCTGGAGCTGCCGGAAATCCGATGGGAGGAAACCCGGCCGGCGCAGATGCTCGGCCTGAACCGGGACGAGCTGGCCATGGCCAGAGCGCGGGGATGGGGCGCATTGTTCTGGCGTCTGTTCACCCGGGCCAAGGACGCCGGGGAAACCCTCACAGATGCGGACATCGCCCACGCCTTTTACCTGGGAGACGAGAACGTGCTGGATCTGGTGGGTAGAGGGCCGGTTGGCAAGAGCCTGCGGTATCTGCTCCGCCAGATCGAGCAGGTGGGGGTGGAGCCGGAGGACGAAGACCCTCAGCCGGAGGGAGTAATCGACGTATCAATTCTGCTGGACTACTGGCGCATGGCCGAGCTGACAGGTCGGGATCTGGCAGACCCGGATGTGCGCTGGCCGGAGGATCTGCTGGAAGCCCACGACCGCATGTCCGATGCCGTCACGCAGTTTGAGGCCAGGGAGCTGGCTTCCAAGTTCCGTATCCGGCGGAAGCAGTTGGCCCGGTATGCCTTCCAGTGGAGGGGATTGCTGATCCGGCCGGCGGCCAGCCAGAAGGAGTTGGTGGAGGAGGGGGACGCCCTGCACCACTGTGTAGGCACCTATGCCAAGGATCACGCCAACGGCAAGACGGCCATCTTCTTCGTCCGCCGGGTAAAAGAACCCGGGAACTCCTACTTCACTCTGGAGTTGGACGAGGGAAAGCTGACTGTACGCCAGAACCGGGGGCGGCGCAACTGCGCCCGTACGAAAGAGGTGGAAGCGTTTGAGGCTATCTGGTTGGCCTGGCTTCGCACCGGCGCCCCCAGGGATGCCAGAGGCCGACCTCGGTTGCCGGAGGAATTAAAGTACAAAGCGGGGACTGCGGCATGAAAAAGACCAGTCTCAAAGAACTGCGGAGTTTCTCAAAAGCGGAGCTAATCCGATATGTGCAGTATGTGGAAGGAGAACCACTGCGGGCACATCACACCGCTGCGCGCACATATATCTACGAGCTGCGTCTGGAGAGGGTCAACAAACGGTATGATGCAGCAATCAAGGAACTAAATGCCTTGACCCAGGGCCCCAAGACCTTGCAGGAGTTTGGGGAGTGGATAAAAGTCCATGAAACAGTCTCCCGTTGCATAGCCGAGTTGGAACGGTTGGAAAAACTGCTTTATGGGTAGCAGTGAGGCTCCGGCCCTCTGCCGGGTGGGGATTACCCGCTCCACCCGCCTCCTTTTGCTTTGCGGGTGTCCGGCCTGAGCCGGGCGCCCGGCAGAGGGCCGGAGACAGTTTCAGTGGGGTGTAAGGATGGACAAGGACAAGTGTTATGGATGCCGCTGCCAACAATGCCGGTGGCGTGGGGCCGGGAGTCTATGCCATTACAACGAGCATGGGGAGCATACCAGCCGGTGCTCATGGTGTAATAGGGCGATACACAGGTCGGAGCTGGCCCAATGCCTATCGGCGGGATTGCAGCAACTGCCTCTGGTATGATGATGCCCACAGGGCATGTAAGCGCCCAGGCGGCTGGGATTGGGACAGGAAGTTTACCCGTTGCATCTCATTCCGGTGGCGCAAAGGAAAGCCGACAATCAAAATGCAGGGAGGAGAGGAGCATGATACACAGCTATGAGGGTTTTGAGCGGACGCTGGCCGGGCCGGAACTGGTCCCGGTGCTGGTGGTACGGGTGCCGGTGATGAGCGCGGAACAGAAGGCCGGGCTCCGGGCGGAGATCGCGTCATCCATCCTGGATGGCCTGCTCCTGCTGGAGGACGGGCTGGCCTATCAGGTGGTGGATCTCCCACTGCCCCGGGAGTGGACACCGCTGCTTCAGGAGGAGCTGGAGCCTGAGCCGCCAAGGCCCACCGGGCGGAATGCGGCGGAGAAGCGGGAGATCCTGGAGCGGCTCCGGAGATACCGACAGAAGCACGGGTTGGGCTGCTTCGCGGCCCTGACCAAGGCGTGCGGGGAGGGTGTGACCGAGACCACTCTCCGCAACCTGTACCATGGAGATGAGGTGCAGCCCATCCAGGTGTGGCGGCAGGTGGGCACCGGCCTGGAAAAACTGGGCGTGTCCAAGTTGGACACACAGAAAGAGGGGGATGTTGATGGGTAACAAAAATCTGCGGCGGCTGCGCTGTCTGGTAACGGCGCAGACCATGGGCAATCTGGAGCGGCTGGCCCAGATGGACGGGTGCGGTGATGTGGGCCGCATGGTAGACAAGCTGACCCGGGATAAGATGCTGGCTCTCCGCCAGTCTGTCGTCGGGCCATGGGCAGCCCACTACGTGGCCCAGGCTAAGCGGGTGGACTGATGGCCGAGGGGCCGTGGTATTGCACACGCCAGAGGGCGGGGCCCCTGGTCAAAGAGTGCCGCGCATTGAGGCCACGCCTCTCACAGCATGACAGCTACGAGACACGGCGAGGCAAGAATGAAATTATACGCTACCAGCATTCCGCTGTGTGCAGAACCAAAGTAGACCGGCTGGAACTGCGGCTGGCTTTGTTTGGATTTGAAGGTTCCCACCATACGCTTACCTTCGACGATGAGCATCTTCCGCGGAACTTCGCCGGGGTTCGTGCGGCGCTTCGGGCTTTTATGGCCCGGCTAAAGAGGTTTATTGGGCGGCCTTTTGATTATATCTATTGCATTGAGGGCCTGCATGGAGACCACCGCTACCACATCCACGTGGTATTCCGGGACAGCGATCTTCCGCCTGCAGTTGTCCGTTTTCTGTGGAAGGCGGGCGAGTCGTGGGACGAACCGGTGCTGATGAAGGAGGGAGGGTACCGACGGCTGGCCGAGTATTTTAACAAAGAACGCACAGACGGTATTTGGATTCCAATAGGCCGGCATCCGTGGAGCTGCTCCAGGAGTCTGAATCAGAAGCTCGCGCCGCCGGAGCGGTGGCGGGATGAAAGCGGGTACATTGAGATTCCGGACGAAGTGATTTGGGCCCGCCGAGGGAACTGCCAAAACGACTTCGGGGCGTACTATTATGGCTGCTATATCCAGAAAAAGGGAAAGCAATTCTTTTTTTAATTGTCGCGCACGCGCGCGCACGCACGTCCATCTTGAAATCTAGTGGAAAATTAGACACACTTTTAAGAACAGGGGGAAAATGCCTTGAAGTACGAGCCGAAAGCTGATAGAATATTCCCAGTGAAAGACGGCTATGTGCTTTGTCCAGAGTGCCTGAAAGCCGGGCTGAGGAACAAACTGCAAGAAGCGCCGCCGGACACGAAAGCCATACGGCTGCGGCTATACTGCAGGCAGTGTAAGCGCCGGTATATCGTGAATATCGCAGAGGGCCAGTGTCGAGAGGACCAGAGCTGATGATCTACCCAGTGGGTGTGATTGTTGGCTCTGGTCTTTTTTTGTTTGCCCGTGTGGAGGTGATAGCCCATGCCAAACAGACCGCTCCGGCCCTGCCGGCACTCTGGGTGTCCGGAACTCACCCGTGAGGGCTGGTGCCCTAGGCACAAGCCCAAGCGGGCGGGACGCCGGGTATCCGCCCAGTGGCACGGCTGGTACAGCCTGACCGTCTGGACAGACGATCTGCGGCCCAATCAGCTCATGCGGGAGCCATGGTGCCGGGAGTGTGCCCGACGGGGTGTGCGTACCAAGGCCACAGTGGTGGACCACGTCCAGCCCCACCGAGGGAACTGGGTCCGCTTCACTGACCGTGCCAACCTGCAGAGCCTGTGCAAGCCCTGCCACGACCGAAAGACGGCCCGGGAGATAGCCGAGGAGCGGCAGAAAAACGCGGGAATTTAAGCCGTCGTGCTGGCGGGAAGCTACGTCTGCGCCCGGGCACGGGCGCGGGTGTCTGCGTGTCCATGCGCCGGGGCGCGCCCAGGGCAAGCCAAAGGCTTGCAGGCCCTCCCCCCGCCCGAAAAAGTTTCGGGGGAGGGGCCGCAAGACCGCGCGGCCCCTCGTGTGTGAGAAAATCTCCCCCATCAGGAAACCGGCCCCCAGCGGCGGCCGGACAGGAGGTGCTTAAAATGCCCACGCCGCCCAAGGCGCTGGAACACATGAGCAAAAATCTGACCGGAGAGGAGCGGAAGCTCCGGGAACAGGCCGAGGAGGGGGTAATCCCAGACCGGGGACGGGAATCATGGCTGGAGCGTCCCGCCATCATGACCAAAAACGCCGCCGCCGCACGCTACTGGCGGAAGGTGCTGCAGCGGATGGAGGGCCTGGCCATCCTGGACGACCTGGACAGCGACGCATTAGGTGTCTACTGCGTGATGATGGCCCGCTATGAGGTCCAGTGTAGGCTGCTGGCCCAGGCGGCCAAGGAGCTGAAGGCAGCGGCAGGCGCACCGGAGGAGGTGGCAGAGGCGGTGTCCAAGTTGGACACGGTGAGCGGCAAGATGCAGTCGCTGGAGCGGAACATCCTCCAGTACGCCGAGAAGCTGGGGCTCACACCGTCGGGCCGGGTACGCCTGGCCCAGAAGCGGGCCCAGGCGGCCGCCGCGGCTAGGGATGATCCGGACGGTGATCTCTTTGGGGACTAGATGGCAGAGCGGTCTGCACCATCCGGTCAGCGTCTACGCCAAGCAGGTGACCCAGGGCAGGCTGCGGGAGCAGTGCTGCAAGTACGAGATCCTGGCCTGCCAGCGGCATCTGGATGACCTGAAGCGCCAAGGCACAGAGGGGTTCCCCTGGGTGTTCGACGCCACACGGGCCAACCGGATTATCCGGTGGTTTGGCCAGTGTATCCAGGTTCGGGGCGTGGACGCCGGCAAGCCCATTGTGCCGGAACCCTGGCAGGTGTTCGATTTGGGCTGCACCTATGGCTGGGTTCACAAGGATACGGGCGCCCGGCGCTTCACCCACACCTACAACAAACGGGCCCGCGGCAACTATAAGAGCTCCGAGAAGTCCTGCCAGGGCCTCTACCACATGTGTGGAGACGCCTGCTATCCGCCTTACCGGCCGGAGCTTGCCCGGTTTGAACTGGAGCCGGAGGTGGAGTGCGCGGCCGTGGACCGGGGCCAGGCCATGCGGGTGCTGGGCGATGCCAAGAAGATCGCCCTCAAAAGCCCTAATATCGCCAAGCGGCTGCTGGTCCCCCGGTCGAACCCCATCGTACACCGCACACGGGGCGGCTACATGCGGGCGCTGTCCAAGGACACCAAGAACAAGGACTCCGGTGCCCCCTGCTATTTCGTCGTGGACGAGTATCATGCCCACCCTACCTCGGAGATCTACGACCTGGGTACCAACTCCTTCGGCAAGCGGCTCCAGTCCCTGCTGGACGTGATCACCACCGCCGGCGACGACGCGGGCAATAAACCCTGCTACACCGAGGAGCTCTACGCCAAGCGGGTGCTGGAGGACCCGGCAGTTACCGACGAGAGCTACTTTGTGATGATCCGGGAGCTGGACGAGGGGGACAACCCCCACAACGAGGCAAACTGGTACAAGCCCAACCCATGCCTGCGCTACCCAAGCCAATACAGCGAGATCTTGCTCAAGCAGATCCGGGACGAGTACAACGCCGCCTACACCTCCAACGACCCGGACAAGATCCGCAAGTTCCTGACCCGGCGTATGTGCGTCTGGCAGACAGGCAGCGTCAACCGCTACCTAGACGAGAGGTGTATGGCCCTGGCCCGGAAGGCCATGGTGCCGCCGGCGGCCTTCGCGGAGCTGACCGACGGCCTGGCCTGCAACTGCGGCTTCGACCTGGGCAAGCGCGTCGATCTGTCCGGCGTGGCCGCGGTGTTCGCGCTGCCGGACGGACGGATTGCGGTGAAAATGCACGGCTTTATACCGGAGAACGGGGCAGACCGCCACGAAAAAACCGACCGGGTGCCTTATAAGGCATGGGCGGAGGGTGGCTGCTGTACGCTCACCCCGGGCGACGTTACCGATAACAGCTATGTGTATAACTGGATCTGCGCCGGCGAGCGGGAGCACGGCTGGAAGGTGGACGAGGTGGACTATGACGGCCACAACGCCACCGACCTGGCCATCCGCATGAACGAAGACCGGAACCGGGAGGACTGGTGCGTGGAAGTGGCCCAGACCTGTGCAGGCCAGAACCTGGCGGTAAAGACCTTCCGGGAGCTGTTGCTCCAGGGGAAGGTGGTAATCGAGGAGAATCCCCTGGCCCTCTGGTGCCTGGGGAACGCCGTCGAGATCCAGAATAACTACGGGGACATCAAGCTCAGCAAGCGCCACAAGGACGATACTGAGCGCATCGACCCCGTGGCCTCAGCTATGAACGCCCTGGCCCGGGTGCTGGTAAGGTTGAACGGGAAGCCGGATCTGGCGGAGGCGCTCAGCAGGCCGGGCTATAGCTTATAAAGTCCGATTTGGACACAGAAAGGAGAGACCATGAAAAGACTGACACGTGCGCTGAAAAAGCATGGTACGGATCTGGTGATGGTGGCGGGGGCTACTGCGGTGGCGGTGGGGTGCGGGCTGGTGTACCTGCCGGCCGGGCTCATTGCCGGCGGTGCCCTGGCCATTGCCGGAGCCGTCCTGTCCGCGCTGGGAGGAGGTGAGGACGTATGAGCATGAGCCGCAGCCTGGCCCGCCTGGCGAGATCCCCCACCAGGGCCAAAGCGTTGACGGCATCGGCGCTGATGGCCGCCGGCTATCCGGCGGCCGCAGAGGACCCGGAGACCTTCGCCCGGAAGCTCTCCACCGTGGACCGGTGTATGAGCATTCTGGCCGGCTCCATGTCCAAGCTGCCCAACTACATCTTCGACAGCGGTACCCGGGAGCGGCCGACGCACCCGCTGCTCCATGTGCTTAACGTCCGGCCCAACGAGGCCATGACCCCCAGTATCCGCAAAGAGGTGCTGGAGAACAGCCGCAATGAGGGCGGCAACGCCTACGACTGGATCATTCGGAGCCCGCGAACCGGACGGGTGACGGAACTGATCCCAGTGCCCTGGTACCTGGTGGAGCCATGGAAGAACGAGGCCGGGCAGATCTGGTACACCGTCACCCATCCACTGACCGGGGAGCCCATGGTGCTCCCCCAGGAGGATATCTGCCACTACAAGGGGGCCACCCGGGACGGCCTGAAAGGGATATCGGTTCTGCGGCGGGCCTCGGATACCCTGGCCTCGGCCCGGGCGGCCCAGGAGTACGAGCGGGCCTACTATGAGAGCGGTGGACAGCCTGCCGGCGTTCTCAAGACGGACGCCGACCTGGGCGGATATATCAAGGGCCCCGACGGCCAGATCCAGCGGCGGGCGGACGGCTCGCCGATCAGCATGAAGGACGCTCTGCGGAGTGAGTGGGAGAAGATCCACGCAGGGCCCAGGAACGGGCACCGGGTGGCCATCCTGGATTTAGGGCTGGATTACAAGCCGATCGCCTCCAGCAACCAGGAAGCCCAGTTTGTGGAGTCCAAGGAGGTGTCCGTCCGGGATATCGCCCGGTATTTCGGCATCCCCCTCTACAAGCTGGGGGAGGGAAAGGAGGCGTACAGCTCCAACGAGCAAAACGCCATTGAGTACGTGGTGGGTACCCTACACCCCATTGTGACCCAGTACGAGGAGGAGCAGACCTGGAAGCTGCTCACTGACCGGGAGATCGCCGCGGGGCTGGAGGTGCGCATCAACCTCATGGCGGAGCTGCGGGGCGACTCGGCGGCCAGGATGCACATTTACCAGACGATGCTCCAGGAGGGCCCCTACTCGGTAAACGAGGTGCGGGCCCTGGAGGACCTGCCCGACACCGAGGGGGGCGACGAGCACCGGGCCAGCCTGAACTATGTGCCCCTCCGGCTGTGGCCGGAGCTGAGCCTGAAGAGGGCGGAGAGCCGCCCGCCGGCAGAATGAGGAGGAGAACATGGAACAGATTTTGAAGGAGGCCCGTCTGGGCAGGGCAGAGCTGGACGAGGATGAGCTGGCGCTGGTCAACGCCCAGACCCTGCGGAAGCTGGAGGAGGAAGAGGTGTTCACCTTCCGCCTGGCCGCCTGTGACAATCAGGTGGACCGGGATCATGAGAGATTCACCGATGAAACCCTGGCGGAGTTGGCAGAACGGTACGTGGGCCGGACGGTGCTGCTGGATCACAACTGGAGCGCTGGCAATCAGACGGCCCGGGTGTACGCTGGAGCTGTGGAAGACGGCCCCGGGGAGGGTGTGAAGCGGCTGGTACTGCGGTGCTATATGCTCCGCAATGAGCAGACAGCCTCCACCATCGCCGCCATCGAGGGAGGTATACTCCGGGAGTGCTCCGTGGGCCTGGCGGTGCGGCGGGTGCTGTGCTCCATC